AATGCATCACCACCACCAAAACAGGCCATAGTGTTAAATGCATCAGCAAAAGTTGGTGCGTCTTGGTAAAAACTAGGAATTCTAAACATATTTTTCTCTCTCTTTATTGACTATACCTATAGTATACATGTTTTCATAACAAATGTCAAGGCTTAATTGGCATTATAAGCCAGAAAACTTGGCAAGTGCAAAAATCATTACCCATACGAATATTCCGAACCATACTAGTGTTTTAAACATATTTCTCCTTAGTTGAGTGCATAAAAGTGATTAACACCTTCATATGCACTAGTTAGTTTTCCTTGCAACTCTTCAAGACTGTCTTGATTTGCTTGGTATCGTATCCCAATACCACCCTTTGCTTCCCACCTTGCAATGTTGTCTGGTTTATCATCAACCAGAATGTTTGGTGAACCATCTATCTTACTTACAGCATATCGTTCTTTCTGTCCAGTAAAGATAAGTTTATCCAACTCAGGCAAATACCCCTGTGCTGTTAACCATACACGTTTCCAGTATGCAGAGTTGTCCCTATCACCACGCAATGGTGAAGAACAAATGCCCCAATCATCAGTCAGTGTTTTTACAAACTCTACCAATTCATCAGATGTATCGTAAACATCTAGTGTGTTGAAGAAATCAGTGCCTTTTAGACTCAGTATCGACTCCTCAGTCTTTGGTATTTGTTTCCAATGTGGTACATTGAAGTACTTTTCTATGCCACCAAAGAAGTTAGCAATCACACCATCCATATCTAAATATATTGTCATATTTTTATTCATTTCCTTTCTCATTATCATACCTATATTATACCTGTTTTCACAACAAATGTCAAGGCCTAATTGGCGATATATACATTATTCTTTTTAAGTTTCCACTTCTCTACTATAGGCATACCATATTCATCTTCATCAGTCACTACATATGCCCTAGTCTTCAATACCTTTGCATGTCGCCATCCTTGTCCACCACCAGCGGTATCTCCTACCCACACCATATGCGGCCAGTTCCAAGGGTTATCAAAAGACTCTTCATAAAGAGGCCCACCCAAGTTTGATTGGGCTCCAATATTCTCCCATGTCATATCGCTGTACTCAAAGTACTGTCCATGTTCTTTCTCAGTGAAGCAACCAATGGGGTTAACCGTGTGTGTGTAATACATAATATTCTCTCTCTTTCTCAATCTTATATACCTATTATACCTGTTTTAATAACAAAAGTCAAGGCAATTCGCCAAAAAAAACCCACTAAAAAGTGGGTTTTCTCTAATTTACTGTAAAATAGGCCTATTTTCGTGCTTTTTTCGCCAATTCTTGTGAAATCCATCGTTTTGCGATATGATTTGATACCTTATTGCGTATTAATACCATGACACGTTTCCATACCTTAGCAAATACATCTTCACCAGCATCATTATTATCCACAATGACAAAGGACTTATTACCAAACAACCTTTGGAACTTACCAATATTAGTTTGAACTTCTTTCCACATCTTTTCTACTTCCTTTTCAGGCAGTGTACGCTTTCTTTCTGCGTTACGTTCCTGTGCAGTATCTAACGATGTGTTGACAAATATCATATAACAGTCATAACCAAGACCTTTTAACATCCCAACCTGTTTGGAAATTTTATCATAGTCTTTACCAGTACCATCAATGATATGTCCGAGTCTTCCCCCAATATAACTTGATTGCATTACTTTAACAGTCTTTTTCGCCTTTAGACGAATATCTTGTCCTTGGTCTGAGTAGATATCTTCTGGTGTAGTATCTAAACCTACATCCTTGAGCATCTTCTCATAGACATCATCACTGTTTACAATCTTCATTCCCATACCACCAGTTGTTTTACGAACAACGTAAGACTTACCACTGCCTGGGCCTCCTGCTAGGAAAATTGCTTTAAATATGTTGGGGTCGTAAACTCCCTCTTGTATCTGATTGAATGTTTTCATTTGTTTGTATTCCTAACAACTCATTGACTTTATTTGCATATAACTGTTCCGTATATTTATCAACTGTAGATTCCTCAACTTTGGTTCTCCTTTGGATTTGTTTTTGGAAGTGCATTCTCTGAAGTCTATTTTTGAGTTTGGTTGTCATATTGTTCCTCGTTAATTTGTTAAAGTTAATGTCAGTTCATAACGAATATGAGTTGTAGGCCTTCTCCTTCTTAGTATGTTATATCCCCAGCATCCTCGCTACCAGTTGGTACAAGAACGTCAATTGGATTACCACCATCTGTAAGTGGCACTCCATTGTCTGCGAATGGTTGTGATGCAGTGTCACGAATTACTTCCATGTGAACTTCGTGTTTATAAACACCGTCACCTCTAGTAAAATCGTGTTTTAGTTTTGATACAAGATAACGTCCACTATAGATAGGGTCACGTTCTTCATCTGCCAGTATACCTTGGTTTCTCATGTCAATGCCTACCATATCCCCTGCTTGGAGTGTGGTGTTGCCCGGCACAACAATTCGTAGGGTAATTGCAGATTCCATTGCAGTAACTCTACCATGTCGCCTCTGTAACCAAATATCTGTTCCTGTATAGTCATATTGTCCATCATGTCTAGCAGAGTATAACCCATTAGGGGTATCCCTGTCAACAGCTTGCATGTAAATTTTTGACATGTCGTAATCAGACAATCTTTTGTCGTACTCATCTCTACTCTGTGAACCAAGTGGTGCATTCTGTGAACCATAATTATTATATTCATCTACATGCTTATCTTCTTCAAAGTCATCAAAGTAGTTATAGTTGAAATTCTCTACAGTCTTGTTAACCAAGTCAATCATTAGAAGATTTGAACCATACATGCCTTTTCGCATGTTCATCATTACATCTGTTGAAGACATAAGATTACAACTTAAAAGGTTGGTCAATGTTCTGTTAACATCTGGTTTCTTATGCCCATCTTCAAGAATGTTTGGAGTTTCTTCTTTATACACAAATCTTGGGTTCTTGGTATCCATCATACTATCTATTGTTCTAAACCAGTACCCTTTGATAGTCTCATAGAATAGGAATGTTGGTGCATAGTTGTGTTCTTTTGACAAACATCTTCTAGCAACAGAGTTGATAAAATCAAATGGACGCATATTAGGAGAAACAAATTTAAAATTGTTTGATGTTTCTTCGTAATACAACTCTTTCTTAGAGTTGAGCATATCCTCATCTCTGAATATCTTTTTAATAATATCTTCAGAAGGTTCGCCACTAAACGCCTGATTTACACGAATACGATTTGAACGTACTGCCTCTGGAGTTGTAAAGGAAAGTGTGTATGCAAGTGTATTATCATTAACAGATACCTTACTGTCTACCTTGTAGATATACAGGGGTGTGTCTGTAAAATCAATTGCATATGAACGAGTTGTGTCATCGTCAGCATTTGGTGTTACCAGACGCAACTTTAACTTCTCTTGTCCAATAATTGGAAGGTTTGTCAGTAGGTTGTTCGTGTCAACAATTGAAATGTCACCAGTGAGTGCATTTTTAAAAATATCTTCGTATATGTTAACTGATGCAAATTGGTCTCTTAAATCGAGTACTATACCACTTGAGGCATATATCTCGCAGACTTCAATATGATATTCACCAGCGTACTGTAAAGTCGCCATGTCTATCTACCTATTTTTGTTTCAAACTCAGAACGGATTTTACCAAGATATTGTGGTTGAATCAATCTTATTTTTCTCTTTGATTCCAAAACTCTTTCCTCATATTCATAATTAGTGATGGTTATCGCACCAGCAGGTAAAGTTGTTGCTGGGTCATTAGGGAGTTCTATCAAGAACTTGGTAGAACCAGACTCCTGTGTATATTCATAGTGATGCACATCATCTACATTGGTATACTTAGACGCTACGAACTTTTCAAATCTTGGTACTGACATTGGCCAGTCACTATACACATCTTTGATATCGTTTGCAAGAAGAACCACCCAATGAAGGGTAGCATCACCATAGTAGTCGTGTGCAATTTGTTCTGGAGTTGAACCATCAGGCACATCATAGAAGTCAAAGTTAACTAGACTTGCTAGTGTAGATTCTGTGAATTTAATTCTACGAGTAATGTCTGTCATGGTAACTAAATTACCATCACCTTTAACATCTACTTGTACTTTTGGGAATTTTCTGAAATACATATATTAAAATCCTCGTGCGACTTTTTCTCTGGTGACAATATCTAACTCTTTAAATGTCATTGTAAGTTCTGTTTCTGATGGGTGTCCATCACCAAAAAACTGTGGTCTGTCACCACCAAACTTTACATCAACTGCTTCTAATACTGAGGTGCCAATTGCATGTAGATGTTCTGCTGGATGATATTGAATATCAAATGTAGATGGAGCTTTAAGTGTTCTGCCTAAACTGTCACCTGTTGTGAATGATGGCATAGAATGTTCTCTGAAAGTTTGAACAATTTGTTCAATCATCTCTGCCTCAGCACTAGAGCGTGGAATCAATCTAAATGTGAACTGGAATGAACGTCTGTCGATACCCTCAAATTTCATCTCTGTTCTGTTGTTTGTAGTCTCGCCTGACATGATTGCCTTTGCCGCTTTAGCACCAGTTGCACCAGCACCTTCTAATGCTGCAGCTGTTTTGTTTTTTGCTTCTTTAGCTAGTGTCGATCCTAATACACCCATGTTAATATTCTCTGAAGCACCGAGCATGCCTTTGTAACTTCCAAGTCCAGCAGCTACTAGTAGTCCAATCTCTGCTTCACCATAGTTTGCTTTCTGGGATACTGATATTTGATTAGGCATGTATAGTGTAATAGAACCAAGAGTTCTTACTGTAGGGGCTCTAGGAACTGAACCTTTGGTTGCTTCTCCGTTTGGTACTGCACCACCATTAAAGTATGCCTTTGCATCTGTTTGTTCATTCATAAAAAATTCAACATAGTGTGCAGAACGAGACATACCACCTATATCCATAGGATATACCAAACCACCTGCTTTCGCCTTTTGTTTTGCAATGTACGACACACTGTTTATTTCCTTCAGATTTCCCATATAAATATCCTTACAAGACTTAGTTCTTTAAAGTATTTATAAGGTTTAACATGGCATACAGTGGAAGATACGTCCCTATTCAGCAAAAGAAATATAGGGGTGATGTGAGTAAAGTAGTATACCGTTCTCTCTGGGAAAGACGTTTTATGGTGTATTGTGATAAAAGCAGTTCTATTCTTGAATGGGGCAGTGAAGAAGTTATCATACCATACATATCCCCTCTTGACGGTAGAAGACATCGTTACTTCCCCGACTTCTACATCAAAGTGAAACAAGCAAATGGTGAGATAAAGAAAATCATCATTGAAGTGAAACCCAAAGCACAGTGTGGCCCACCAAAACCTCCAAACCGCAAGACTAAAAGGTTCATTACGGAAGTCCGTACATGGGGTGTTAATCAAGCAAAATGGGAAGCAGCAATAGAATGGTGTAAAGATAGAGGTATGGAATTTAAGATTCTTACAGAAGACCACTTAGGTTAGACGTATAAATAGATGTATGACTGATGCAATTGATAAAGTAATAGAACAAGCAGGGGGTAGAGATTTATCTATCCGTTGGTTCAGAAAGCAAGTAAAAGAACTTGGAGACATAAATCCAAGGGAACAACTTCGTGAGGGTAAGTTAAAAACTCGCCCAGTATTTGGTAAGATGAATTTCTTCATGTACAGTCCAAAGTACAAAGATAATAGAAATGTTTTACCATACTATGATAGATTTCCATTAATACTACCAATTACACCCATAGGCGGTGGAAAGTTGAGTGATGGATTTATGGGGTTGAATTTTCATTACCTATCAGTACCAATGAGAGTCAAACTATTGAATGTGATGGCAGAGTATGCCAACGGCCCTATGGATGAGGCAACTAGAATCAAGTTAACATGGAATAGAATTAAAAGAAATAAGATGGTTCAACCAACAATTAAAAGATATCTTATGGATCATGTAAAACCACCGTTTCGCATTATTAATGCAGATGAAATGATGGTTGCAGTACTACTACCTGTGCAAAAGTTTGTACATGCAACTGAAGGTAAAGTATATGCAGATTCCAGAAGAATGTCAAATGCTCCAAGGAGACCAAGTTAATGGCAGCCCCCACACCCTTAGACAATTTCTATACAACTATATCAAAATTCGGTCAAGCAAAACCAAATAGATTTGAGTGTGAAGTTTTTCTTCCCAAGGCAATTAAAGCGGCGTCAAATACACAATTACCAGCAGACTTAAATCTTCGTATTGTTGGCGCATCATTTCCAGGCAAGAATATTCGTACAACTACAGATGAGAATATATACGGCCCATCTTATGAAGTTGCACAAGGATTAACTTATGGTGAAGAGATTACGTTAGAGTTTCTTCTTAAACAAAACCATGAAGAACGACTTGTATTTAATGCATGGCAGGATTTTATTGTAAGTCCTAGTACATACAATGTGTCATATTACAATGACTATGTTTCTAATATAAGAATTTATCAGTTAGATGAAAAAGGTATGAGAACTGCTGGTATTGAAATTCGTAACTGTTTTCCAAAGACAGTGAATGCAATTGAATATAATATGGATACTACTAGTGCGTTGATTAAAACCAGTGTCGGTATGTCATTTAGGGAATGGGTGCCTCTTGCATCAAAAGGTACTACAAGTGGAGAAAAGGCAACATGGGTAGTTTATGATGAATATAATGAACATCCAATTATGAGCTCAAATGTACCTAGAGGCGTGCAATTAGATTCCATTCAAGATGGTGCAAATAGGGGTCGTAATGTTGGTGGTTCTAATTTCCAAGATGGTACACATAGTGGTCGTGCTATTGGTGGCAATTTTGTAGACTCATTTCCAGGCCGTAACAAAGGTATGTTTGAGGATGCTGGTAAAGCATACAATGATGTAATAGCTGCAAGAGATAAAGTAGTATTCGCACAACAAAAAGTTGTGGCTTTCAAGAATTTCTTTAAAGGAATTACTAGGAATCCACTAAGTAATCTGGGCATCGGTAGAGGCCGTGGATTTTAATAATCGTAATGTAAATAGGAGATAATCATGGCATTACCAAAACTGGCTTCGGCCAAGTATGAGTTGACGTTACCATCTAATGGTAAAAAAGTGGAATTTCGTCCGTTCCTTGTAAAAGAAGAAAAACTTCTTCTGATGGCACAAAGTGCTGGAACTGAAGAAGATCAGATTAGAGCAATTAAAGATATTATTAATAATTGCACATTTGAAAAGGTTGACCCAAGTATTATACCTTTCTTTGATTTAGAATATATCTTCTTACAATTACGTGGCAAATCTGTAGGTGAGACAACAAAGATTTCTGTTACCTGTCCAGATGATGGAAAGACTAAAGTAGAAGTTGAAGTTAACCTTGCAGATATTAAGTGTGTTAATAATGTTGAACATACTGATCATATTAAGTTGTCTGAAAATATAGGAATAATGATGAAGTACCCTATGATTGATGTCATGGCAAAAGCGTCTGATAAACCAGAAGCTGCATTTGATATTATTAAAGGATGTATTTCATCAATTTATGATTCAGAGAATGTGACTGATAGAAAAGACATGGAAGAAAAAGACTTGGATGAGTTTATTGAATCTATGAATCAAGAACAATTTGAAAAACTAAACGATTTCTTTACTACGATGCCTCGTATTAAGGAAGAGGTTAAAGTTAAAAATCCAAACACTGGTGTTGAAGGTACTGTTGTACTTGAAGGGATGGCAAGTTTTTTTTAGTATCCCTCTCTCATAATTCATTAGAGAATTATTTTAAGACAAATTTTGCTCTAATGAAGCATCATCAGTTTTCTTTAACTGAGATAGAAAACTGGATACCGTGGGAGAGGGAGGTATATGTTTCTTTACTCCTACAGTATTTGGAGGAACAGGAATTAAAAGAGCGTCAAAGCGCTGCGAACCGTAAACATAAATAAGTATAGTATAACAAAGGAGAGAGTGTTATGTCTGAAGAAATAAAGAAAGCACACCCAGCAGATACAAATGGGGATGGTAAAGTATCAGAAGAAGAGCATGCAATGTTCTTAGAGTTCAAGCGTAAAGAACTTGAAGATAATGATGCCATGAGAGATGCTCAACGGCAGATGACTTGGTTTGCATTAATTGGGTTGTTACTATATCCATTTGCAGTAGTACTTGCATCATTTGTAGGATTAGATGAAGCACAAAAAACACTTGGTAGTATGGCACCAACATATTTTGTTGCAGTTGCTGGTATTGTCGCTGCGTTCTTTGGAACACAAGCATACACAAAAAAGAAGTAAATTAAATGGCAAACAATGAAAGAGTAAATGAACAGTTAGCAGGCGCTGTTAGAGAGTTGAGAGATTCTAATCTAAGAGTCGCATCAGCTTCAAGTGCTATGGCAACAGCTGCTGGAGGAATTGTTAAAGGTTCTAAGGCAATGGCGAAAGATATCATTGACAAATCTGGACTTGCTAGTTTCAAAAGTTTGCCGTTTGCAGGTCTAGCTGCATCTTTGGGCGGTAAAGCGTTCCAAATGATGAAACAAAAAAAAGAAAATAGACTTCTTGAATTACAATTAGGACTTGCCAAGGGTTCAGCTAAAGGACTAAGAGCAGAACAAGAACTTGTTAAAGCAAGAAAGCAACAATTAGAAGCACTTAAAGACGCTGCAACTAAATTAGGACTTTCGGGCGATAGTATTATTAAAGTGGCTGATGGTGTAGCATACAATGCTGAAGACCAAACAGTCGGCCCAGACGGTGGGATGAGTGCATCAGAGGTTGAAACCGCAAGAGCATCAGAGCGAATAGTCAAAAGGTCAAACACACTACTAGAAAGTATAGCTGATAACACTAAGAACATGTTAAAGAGTTTCCTTGGTGCAGCTGCAAAAGGTGGTGGTTTGGGATTAGGAGTTCTTGCTGGACTTATTGCTGCTCCTGTTATTATAATAGTAGAGTTTTTTAAATCACTAGGTGCTGAACTTAAAGCTCTTAATAAGTTTACTGGCGGTAGACTTGCGAAAATATTTAAACCATTCATTCGATTTTTTGATGCAATAGCTGATATTACTACAAAAGGTGGAACAGGTCAGTTTTTAAAGAAGGATACTGCAAAAATCTTTGGAAGATTTACCAAAATGATTACAAAAGTAGTTGGTAGCGTAAGGAGAGTATTCCTTAGAGTCATTAATTTTGGTAAACGTATTGTTAGTACATTCTCAAAATTCAGTAAATTTGCTGGTGGGTTTTCTAAAA